AGTCCTCGTCCCGCAGCCGCGTGAAGTCGCCGTGCAGCGGAACTAGTGGGTAGTGATGGGTCAGGACCGCGCGGGCGAAGGGCTCGATCTCCGAGAACGCCAGCGGACGGAAGCCCAGCGGATGCCAGGCAACCGTCGCCGCCTCGATCCCTGAGCAAACGGAGAGATAACTCAGGCTCAATTGGAGGACCGCCTGGGCTTGCGGGACGTTACTGGGGCATCGGCTTCCGGCTGGCTGACCGACGCGGTGGAGAGTTCAACAGGCGCGGCATAGACGGCAGGAGATTGGATCCGAGGCTCAACAGCAGCGTTCTCATGAGGCTCCGGCAGTCGGACGAGTGTGCCAAGCCGCAGCTCATGTTCGGCCTGGCGCTCTGTGAGTTCGAGAACGGTCCCGACTCCGGTGTTGCGGATGCCCGCGACGAAGGGGCCCGCCCTTTCGGTAATGGCGTAGCGTGGCATTGATCGATCCTTTTCTGATGTTCAGGGGTAGCGCGCAGGTAAAGCGGCTTTGATCAGACGTGCGGGCAGAGGTCCCGGAACTAACCGCCGGTTAACCATGCGACGCTTAAACTCACGGTTCATCGGTTTCCGGGAGTTTGTCCGCCATGGCACACGACGTCGTCTCCGAACTGAAGCACTTCGAGGCCTATCTCGGCTCAGGCCGGGCGCCGCGCTGGACCATGGCAATCTCCGATCTTCACGGCTTTCTCACAGGGATCGCCATGGGAGGCGCTGTCGCCGAGGACGAATGGCTGCCGCTCATCTGGTCGGGTGAAGAACCCGAATTCGGGTGCGAAGAAGAAGAGCAGTCCGTCCTCGGCGAGTTGCGCGCGCTCCATGCCGCAATCGCCGCTGACCTCGCTTCCCCAGAGGAAGGGATCGTTCCCGTCCTGCTGGCTGACGAACACGGCAACTACGACGCCTCCGAGTGGGCCGAGGGCTTCCTGCAGGCCATCGAAAGCAATCCCGGACCGTGGACCAAGGCATTTGACTGCGCGAAGGAATCCCTCGGCGTGGTTCTTGCCGCCTGCCACGAAAACCACGAGCACGGGGAAACCGAACTTCTCGGCCCCGACGAGACCGACCTGATGGTAAGCCACCTCCGGCATCTGCATTCCGTGATGCGCGGCGAGGCGGATAGCGTCGTTCAGGCCGCCAGGGCTGCCTGATCTCTGCACTCGTTCATTCGCCGCATCATGAGCGGAGATAGTGGGGGTCATTCTCCGCACATTCCGGTCGCGATATCACTCTCGGTCCTTCAATTGGCGGGAACGTCCGTCAACCCACCACCGGGCACGACCCCACCATGGATGTGCGTGGATCCGATGTTCTTGCCGTCATGCGTGACCTTGCCGCCGTTGATGGCGACGCCTGCATCGGTGATTTCAACGTTGACGCCGCCAACCTTGATCGTCACGGCGGCAGACGCGACTTTCAGGGTGGCGGCGCCAACGACGACCTCGCAGAGGCCGTCCTTGATGGTTGCTGTGACGTTTCCATAGGTGAGGACGTTCTCGTCGCCTTTCGACGACGGTGATTTATTCTGATCGCTCGAGGTCATGGGCAGAGCAACCGCCTGCTGCCAGTCGCCGTTGGGTGAGAGTGCCGTGAACTGCTGCCCTTTTGACGGAGGCGTATGAACCTTCAGCGCACCTGCAATCTGGGCATAGGGCACCCAGGGCGACAGGAAAGGCTTGCCATCGACATCCTTGCCGAAGTTCAGTCTGACCCGCTGCCGGGCTGCATCGACTTCCTCGACCGTCCCGTGGCGCATGACGCCAGAGAAACGGCGTTCCAGTTCCGCGATACGGGCGGCAAGTTCAACGACTTCACGCATCGGCGATGTGGGCCAGTGACGCCTGGTGGTTTACCACGACAGGATCGAGGCTGCCCGCCACTTCGCCTTCCGAGAGGACTTGCGGGTCGTCAGACAAATCCACTACCGGTCCGAGGCCTAGGGCATCGGCGGTTTCGAGATGGATACCCAGCATGTTGGCTGCGCGGCGCCAATCAGCGAGCGGCGAACCTTCGATTTCCGCGCGCAGCATCTGCGCGATGGGCGCCAGATCGGCGTCCTCTTCCATAACGGACAGCAAGTCCGCCCAGGTCGTTCCCTCAGCTATCACAGCGCCATCGGTCGGCGCCTCGATCAGGTCGCAGGTCAGCACGATCTGCCGTGCCGCAAAGCGCACGCCCTTCTCGACCGAGGCTCCGCGCCGGGACAGCCGTCGCGAGATACGTGGGACGAGTTTCATCCAGACGCGCGACCAGTCACTACGCTCGCGGGTAAGCGCCGCCATGACCTGGTGCTCCATGAGATCAAGAGCAAGTTCCATCCCCTCATCCGTGTGCGGGATGGTGATGATGCTCTCTTCACCCGCAACCTCGACCCGCGCTGCAATGGCGGCCTCGATGACGAGGTCACACGAGACGTTGCCATGGAACAGGTCGCGTCCGGTCACATCCAGTTCGTGATCGTCGGTGGTGACGATCAGGATGGGCTGGCGCTCCTCGGCAATCGTCTGGTCGATGGGCGCGATGGCGCTGTCATACACGCGTGTCTCCGCCAGCGTGGCACCGCGCAGAGCGCGCGCCGCGGCGATGCGCATGGCAAGACGGGCGAGGCTCATGCCGAGATGTCCTTCCAGCTACAGACGTCGGGCCGAAAACCGTTCCCGCCTGGAACGGTTTTACTGGCACGGTCATTCAAGTGCGTGAACCTACCTAAAGTCCACCGTGCGTCTACGACGGCGACCGGAGCCCGCCTTACCTATTGCTGCCCGCGCAGGATATCGGGGTCAGGCTTTTCCATGATCTTGATATCTTCCTCCTGTTCCGCGTGCTTCTTCTCGGCGACGGCTGCCCAACCCAACAAGCCGTGCGCCAACTGGCGGGCGGTGCGGAAGTCTTCCAAAGCAAAGAAATACTCTCCATTTCGCCCAGGATCGAGCCGGAGCACCAATTGTCCAGCCGCGAAGCCGGCGTGCTGCTCAAGGCTCAAACATTCACTTCCCGCGATCGGGCCGATATCGATTGATGCCCACTCGTGTTCCGCCTCGAAAAGCCGCTTGATCATGTCGTGCATGGGCTCACCCATCCTGGTTCTCCGCTCCCATATCAGTTTGGCCAGTCAATCATTCCACCAGCCACCGACCACGGCAACTGCCAAGCATTTCGTCTCGAACAGTATTCTGCACCGAGCAGTGCGCGCCCGGTCTTCGCACGACGCATGCCTTTCCTTAGCGGCACTGTTGTGCGGGAAGATCTTGCCGGGGCATGTTCCAGACGGGAACATGCCCCCCTGCCCCCGCAACGCCCCCAAGGATTTCCCGGGAGCCGCCGTGTACTCACTCCGCAACATCCTCCCGGACGAGAAGAAGGTTGAGATCACCCATACTCGTCGGATGAATGGCAGCGATGGCGTAGGACGGGCTTCCGCAGCGCTCGGGCAGTCTAAGCAGATCGCCCTTCGCTGGCCGGAACCCAAGGCTGACTACCTGCGCGGCGGCAATCCAGAAGGCACTCTGCTCGGACACCATGCGCGTCGTGCCGGTAAATTCCCCGCCCCGGCTCTGGCCACGAAGATCGGACGGCGCGGCCAGGGCGGAGAAGATGCCCCTGACCTTTACTGCCATGCGATCTGCATCGGCTGCTGACTCGGCATACTGGCTGCCACGGCGCGGGATCAGCACCGCCTCTTCGCCGAAGCCTTCCAGGGCCGCACCCGATGCCAGTGTATCCAGGGCGTCAAAGGGCGAGGTCATCAATCACCCTGCCCCGCCTCAGGTGCGCTTGCCCGGGATCAGCACGCGCGGGCGGGTGCAGTAGTGGAGCGCGTTCATCTGGAACTCGAGGTTCACGCCCTTGCCGTTCATCATCTCCCACTGCTTTGCGTAGAGGCGCTGGCCGGGCGTGTTGACCGTCTCGATGTAGTCGGCGGGACCATAGACCGTGCGGAACAGACCGGGCACACCCGTCGGGAACAGGTGACACTTGTTGGTGTCAACCCCGATGGTGCCGCCGCCCTTGTAATTGGCCCAGGTGATGCCGCCGAAGTCGAAGGAGCCATGGAAGCCGTTGAGCCCGGCCCCGACATAGGCGCCCCTCAGGCTCGCGGCGT